ATTTGTTATACGTGGTATTACAAATTGGAGATGCCGCCATGCCGAAGCCTGTTCTTTCCGATCCGATCGCCCTGCGTCTTCCCGAGGACATGCTGAAGGATATCGAGACGATCGCCAAGGCGACGGATCGCACGCGCAGCTGGGTGATCGTGCGGGCGCTGAAGTATTATCTGCAGGCGGAGGGGAAGGATGTTCTCGACGTGCTGCACGGCGAGGCGCAAATCCGTGATGGTGAATTCGAGGATGCCGAGCGTCTGATGAACGAACTGGTTGCGGCATCGAGGCCTGACGCGGCTTAGATGAAAGTCATCATCTCCAAAGATGCTGCTGACTATCTCCGGCGCGAGCGGGCCCATATCGCCGAGCACGATCCGCGTGCGGCAGAGGGTGTGATGCGCCAGATCCAGGCGGCGATCCGAACGCTTGGTGCTTATCCCAATGCGGGCGTGGCCGCTCTGCCGCTAGCCGGCCGGCGCCGGTTTGTCGTCGCACCCTATGTCATCGATTACAGCATCACGGAGCACGCCGTGCATATAGTTGTGGTCCGCCATGGACGGCAGAACGATACGAGCATGGAAATCGACGGCGATGATGATTTCGAGGCGGGTGGCGAGTGATCGTTCAAGCGCGATTGCCTGTTGGCGCGACCTATTTGCCCGAGTTTTTCAGCGGTGAAGAGGCCGCGCGGATTGTCGCGGCGCTCGATGCCGGTCCTTGGGACACGACGCTGAAGCGGCGGGTGCAGCATTTCGGTTACCGCTATGACTATCGGGCCCGGGCTGTGACCGGCGATGCCTATCTCGGGCCGCTGCCGGACTGGCTTTCTGGTGTCTGCCGGCGGCTTGCCGGTGAGGGTTATTTCGAACGTCTGCCGGATCAGGTGATCGCCAACGAATATCTTCCGGGGCAGGGGATCAGCGCGCATGTCGATTGCGTGCCGTGTTTCGCGGACCGGATCGCTTCGCTCAGCCTGCTGTCGGCTTGCGAGATGGTGTTCCGGCATGCCGCAGGCGGCGAGCGCTGCAGCCTGATGCTGGAGCCGGGGTCGCTGCTCGTGATGGAGGGCGCGGCGCGGTATGACTGGACGCATGAGATACCGGCACGGGCCGCCGATAGTGTCGATGGCACGAAGCGGCCTCGCGGGCGGCGGTTGTCGCTGACCTTTCGCAATGTGATCCGGAGCCTTTGAACGGCCGGATACGGATGCGTTGAATCGGCGTGTGAAGCGGCTGATCCAGCCTGCCAGCAAGACTGTGCAAGCGATTCATAAGATTCGTTGAAACGCGATTGGCGGCGACGCCGGTCCGCATTGGCCGTGGGCCTTTGTGGGCCATCCGCGTGCTCATCCTCAAAGGGGAGTTTGACGATGGCTGACTTTTCCAATGATGGCGGGCTCTGGGCCAGCCGGGCGCTGGGGGCATCGGCAGGGGCGGCGGTGTCGCTGATCTATCTTTTGCCGAAGAGCAGGCGGGAGGCGGCGAGCCGGTTCTTTTCGGGGCTTTCCTGCGGGCTGATCTTCGGTGGTCCCACGGGGATCTGGCTGGTGGAGCGGCTGGGGATCGCCGATCGTCTTTCGGCCTCCGAGGTCATGCTGTCCGGCTCGGCTGCGGCCAGCCTCTGCGCCTGGTGGGTGCTGGGGGTTTTGGCGCGGGTGGCGCGGCAATACCGAGCGAATAGTGAGTAGCGAATAGCGAATAGTTTTTGGGCTTGCGATCCGGCCGTGGCGGGCCGCACTGCCGCTATTCGCTATTCGCTATTCGCCCCCGCTCCCCCAAACACTTTCACATCCACAATCAGGAGCACAAACCATGACCGCATCGCTCATGGGCGCGGAGACGCGCAAGTTTGCCAATCTGGAACTGCGCCATCTCAAGCGCGACGGGACGTTTTCGGGTTATGCGAGCGTCTTCGGCGAGGTCGATCTCGGCAAGGACCAGGTTGAGCGCGGGGCGTTTCGCAAGTCGCTTTCGGAGCGTGGGGCCGAGGGTGTCAGGAAGCTCTTCCAGCATGACCCTTCCGAGCCGATCGGGGCGTGGAAGACGATCCGTGAGGATAGCCGAGGGCTCTATGTCGAGGGCGTGCTGGCGGATGGCGTGGCACGGGCCGGCGAGGTGCGGCAGCTGATCAGGAACGGGGCGCTCGACGGGTTGTCGATCGGCTTCAGGACCGTCCGGGCGCGCACCGATGCCAAGAGCGGTGTCAGGCGGATACTGGAGGCGGATCTCTGGGAGATCTCGATCGTCACCTTTCCGATGCTGCCTTCGGCGCGGGTGCAGAACATCAAGAATGCGCGGTGGTTCCGCGACAAGGAGACCGAGCTCGTCCGCGCCATGCGCCGGGCGGCAAGGGCGATGCTGACCGAAACCTTCAGATAGGATCGACATATGAGCGACATGACTGCGAAGACGGCGCCGGAGATCAAGGCGGTGCCGGAGACGATGACGGCTGCCTTCGACGACTTCATGGAGGCCTTCGAGGCCTTCAAGGAGACCAACGACCGGCGCCTTGGCGAGATCGAGGCGAAGTTCACCGACGACGTCGTCACCCGCGACAAGATGGACCGCATCAACCGGGCCATGGACGATCAGAAGAAGCTGCTCGACCAGCTGGTGCTGAAGAAGGCACGGCCGCCGCTGGGGCGCACCGGCGCCGGCGGGGCTGATACGGCCGAGCACAAGGCGGCCTTCGAAAACTATATTCGCCGCGGTGACGAGGCGGGGCTGCGAGAGATCGAGGCGAAGGCGATGTCATCGGGAACGGGCGCGGATGGCGGCTATCTGGTGCCGCCGGAGACCGATAGCGAGATCGGCCGCACGCTTTCGGTGGTGTCGCCGATCCGGGCGCTGGCCACGGTGCGGCAAGTCTCGGGCTCGGTGCTGAAGAAGCCGTTCTCGACGTCGGGCATGGCCTCGGGCTGGGTTTCCGAAACGGCGGCCCGGCCGCAGACGGGCAATGCCCAGCTTGCCGAGCTGACCTTCCCGACCATGGAGCTCTACGCCATGCCGGCGGCGACCCAGGCGCTGCTCGACGATGCCGCCGTCGATATCGAGGCCTGGATCTCGGGCGAGGTCGATACTGTCTTTGCCGAGCAGGAGGGCACGGCCTTCGTTTCCGGCGACGGGACGAACAAGCCGAAGGGGTTTCTCGCCTATGCGGCGGTGGCCGACAGCGGCTGGAGCTGGGGCAATCTCGGCTATATCCCGACCGGGGCGGCGGGCGCCTTTGCCTCCAGCGGTGCTTCGGATGTGCTTGTCGATGCCGTCTATGCGCTGAAGGCCGGCTACCGGCAGAACGCCAATTTCGTGATGAACCGCAAGACGCAAGCGACGGTGCGCAAGCTGAAGGATGCCGACGGCCGCTACATGTGGCAGCCCCCGGCAACGGCCGGGCAGGCAGCGACGCTGATGGGCTTTCCGGTGGCCGAGGCCGAGGACATCCCGGATATCGCCGCCGGTGCGATGGCGGTCGCTTTCGGGGATTTCCGGGCGGGGTATCTGGTGGTCGATCGCACCGGGGTCAGGGTGCTGCGGGATCCCTATTCGGCGAAGCCCTATGTGCTGTTTTACACGACCAAGCGCGTGGGTGGCGGGGTGCAGAACTTCGAGGCGATCAAGCTGGTGAAGTTTGGGGTGAGTTGATGGGGTGAGTGGGGGGTAGTGAGTAGCGAATAGATTGGCTCTCTTGGCGGGTGTGGCCCCCTCATCCGCCTGCCGGCACCTTCTCCCCGAGGGGAGAAGGGGACTCGCGGCGCGCTCTCCGACTTCCCTTCTCCCCAGCGGGGAGAAGGTGGCCCGAAGGGGCCGGATGAGGGGGCTGCGGGCACTCGCTTTCATTATTTTATGGAGGCGAGGGTGGCGACCTCGTCTCACCCCATCTTTCAAACAAGGATTTCCAATGACCTATGCATTGATCACTCCGCCACTGGCGGAGGCGCTGGCGCTTGGCGAGGTGAAGGCGCATTTGCGGCTGGACGGGGATGAGGAGGATGGGTTGCTGATGTCGCTGATCCGCGTTGCCCGTAAGCATCTGGAGCGGGTGACGGGGCTTTGTCTGATGGGGCAGGGCTGGCGGCTTTATCTTGATTCAGTTCCTGAAGACGGGGTGATTCAGATTGCCAGGGGGCCGGTGCAAGCGATTGAAAGCGTGACGCTTTATGATGCCGGTGGCGAGGAAGTCTCGTTGCCGCTGGATGGGCATGTTCTGGATCGCAGCACGCGGCCGGCGCGGCTGATCCTCGGGCGCACTGCGGTGGCCGGGCGGGCGATCAATGGCATCGAGATCGATTTTTCGGCGGGCTTCGGCGAAACGGCAGCCGATGTGCCTGATACCCTGAAGCGGGCGATGGTGATGCACGTGGCGCAGATGTTTGCGTTCCGCGGCGCTATCGCGGTGGCCGATCAGCCGGCGGATATTCCCGATGGATACGACCGGCTGATCGCGCCCTTTCTGATGAGGCGGCTCTGATGCGGGCGGTGATGTTCGATCCCGGGCAGATGACGGCGCGCTTGCAGCTGGAGCGGCCGGTCGAGACGGCGGACGGGCAGGGCGGGGCGGCGGTTTCGTTTGAACCGGTCTGCTTGGTCTGGGCCTGCATCGAGCCGCTGGGCGAGATCCGCGAGGAGCGGGCGGGTGCGGAGATCGTGACGGTGACGCACAGGATCTGGCTCAGGTTTCGCACCGGTCTTGCTGCTGGCATGCGGCTGCGCAAGGGCGAGCGCATCTTCGCGATCCGGAGTCTGCGTGATCCCGATGAGGGCGGGCGCTATCTCGTATGCCTCTGCGAGGAGGACGGGCGATGACGGCGGTTGTGCAGACGATCACCGATCTCGCGGTCTTTCTGGCGAAACTGGCGCGGGATGGCGGCAAGCGGCCGAAGGAGACTGGCGATGAGCGCGACAAATGAACTGCTGACGGCGATCCATGCGCGGCTAACCGGCGATGCCGGGCTTCGCGATTTGATCGGGGCGGATGGTATCCGCGACAGGCTGGTGAGCGGCAAGCGGCTGCCCTGCATCGTGATCGGCGAGATGACGAGCGGCAGCATTCTCGAGGGCGAGGCGGGCGAGGAGCATCAGTTCTCGCTCGACATCTGCTGCGAGGAGGGCGGCCGCAAGGCGGCGGGTGAGATCGCGTCGATGGTATTGAGGTTGCTCGACGATGCGGCGCTGACGCTGCAGGGGCATCACCTTGTCGGGCTGCAGCACCTTTTGACGCGGTCGCGGCGCGAGGCGAAGACGCGCATGCACATGGCCGAGATGCGCTTCAGGGCAGTGACGGAACCGGTTGACGCGCCGCCTGCCTGACCATGGCGGCGAGCATCAAGACCAGGGCGAGCGCGATGGCCGCAAGCACGGCGCAGATGATGAGCGTCAGGCCGGTGCCGGAGCGGTCGAGCGTGGCGGTGAAGATGACGGGTGCTGCGGCATTGGCGAGGTTTTGCGGCATCGACAGACGGGCCGCCTGCAACCCGTATTCTTTGGCCGAGAAGAAGGACAGCGGCAGCAGCGCGCGTGCTACGGCGAGGATGCCGGAGCCGAAGCCGTACATCAGGATGAAGGTGACGAGGACAGGGGTCGAGGCGAACGCGAGCAGCATCGCGAAGCTTGCGAGCATCAGGCTGATGCCGACGATCGAGGTCAGGATCGGATTGCCGCGCTTGCCGAGCAGCATGTCTAGCCCGCGCGCCGAAATGCCGATGACGCCGCGCGCCGAGCCGAGCTGCAGCGCAAAGGCGGGCGAGGCGCCGGACTGGCGGAAGATTTCGATCAGCGACGGCGCCACGCCGAAGCTGACGAAGGTGCAGAGCGTGGTGGAGGCTGCCAGCAGCAGGAAGGCGGCGCGGCGCTGCTTGCTCGACAGCGCGATAGGCGGCGTTTCGGCAGCGGTACCCTGCGTATGCGTGGCGACCGGTTTCGGCAGTGCGAAAAGATGCAGCGGCAGGCAGATGAAGAGGTGGAGGGCGGCCGAAATCCGGAAGGCGGCGCGCCAGCCGAAGGCGTCGTTGAGCCACGTCAGCAGAGGCCAGAAAATGGTCGCCGACAGGCCGGTGAACAGCATGAGGATGGCGATGACGCGCTTGCCGTTCATCCCCTCGCGCTCGACGACGGCGGTATAGGCGGGCGCCGACAGGCCAAGCGCGCCGCCGAGGCCGATGACGATCCAGGCGAGCGCATAGAGGACGATGTCGTGCGCCGCCGAGAGCATGACGAGGCCGGTGGCGAAGATCAAGGACGAGGCGGCGAGCACTTTGGCGGCACCATGGCGCGCCAGCAGGCGGCCGGTACTTGGGCTGGCGAAGGCGGTGACCACCATCATGATCGTGATGCCGGCAAAGATGATCTCATTCGGCAGGCCGAGCTCGGGCGCGATGACGCGGCCCATGACGCCGAGCATGTCGAATGTGGTGCCCCAGCCGATGAGCTGGGTGATCGCGAGGACGGCGATCGTCTGCGCCGAGCGGAGGGGGAATGTTGGCATTGGTGCTGAAAGGTTTTGGGGCTGGAAATAGCGGTGGGGTTTAGCAGGTTTGGTGGGGGTGAGGGAAGGTTGGAGTCTGACGATCGAGAGCGTTTCGATTGTGGCCCCCTCATCCGCCCTACGGGCACCTTCTCCCCCAGGGGAGAAGGGGAAACCGCGAGCTTGACTTCCTTTCATGGCTCGGCGTCGCGGTACTTCCCTTCTCCCCGCGGAGAGAAGGTGCCCGAAGGGCGGATGAGGGGGCTTGGTTGCTGTGTGACGTGAGTCTCTCGCCGCGCAGACGCGCGGACAAGCAGTTTGAGCAGGTCTTTCGGATTTCAGGAGGGCAAGGGCATGGTGGCGCAGAAGGGCAAGGATCTGCTGTTGAAGATCCACAATGGGACGGGTTGCGAGACGGTGGCGGGGCTGCGGTCGAAGCGGCTGGCGTTCAATGCCGAGACGGTCGATGTGACTGATGCGGAGAGCGCCGGGCGGTGGCGGGAGCTGTTGGGTGGGGCGGGCGTGCAGCGGGCTTCGGTTTCGGGC